CCACCGCCGGGAATTATGGCACCGCCACCGCCGGGAATTATGGCACCGCCACCGCCGGGTATGGAGGCACTGTCGTCGTTAAATACCATGACGGCCTACGTTATCGTCTAGCGGTCGGATACGTCGGAGAAAACGGCATCAAGCCGAACACCCCATATTGCGTCATCGGCGGCAACCTTGTGGAGAAGAAGTCATGAGCTACCCCGACAACTATACCGTATATGTCGCTTGCGACCCCTGGACCTATGCGCCGTGGGACGAACCATACACCGACCGCGAGCAGCTTAACGCGGAGGAGCGGTGCGACGTCCACCACATTAAGGGGTTTGTCGAAGCGCTGCTTGCGCTGGCCACGCGGGCCGGCCAGTGGGAGCCGAACACCGGCCTAGGCCAGGACGCACAAGCGGCGCTGGTCAACGCGCTGGATGACGCGATGGCGGATTTGACGCAGGCGCGGAACCGGCTGGAGGGGCGGGAATGAGCAAGCACACGCCAGGGCCTTGGAAGTCAAACAAGATAGGATACATCTATGGGCATGACGTTGTTGTGGCAGTTGTGGGCACATACGGCGCGAAGGACATGCTTGAGTTTTGTAAAGACAGATGGGACGCAGATACCCGCCTGATCGCGGCGGCGCCGGAGTTGTTGGATGAATGCGAAGCCGCCCGCGCGATTTTCGCCGCCTATCTGTCCGCCGGGCATAACTCACCTGGGCCGACGCCTGAGGATATTGACGCGGCATTTTGGCGGCTGGACGCGCTGCTAAACAAGATCGAGGGAGGGACGCCATGACCCGCCACCCCATCCTGTTTACCTTCGTCGGCTACATCGCGGCGGCATTTGCTGCGGCGATGATCGTTCCCACCGTCCAGGGCCGCCACCCGCTGAGCGCGGTCGCGGAGGTGTTCGGCATGCTGTCCAAGGCGGCGGCGTTGGGCGTGGCTTGGAGTAGTTGAGTTTTGCAAGGCGCGGCATGGCGTGGCCGGGCAGGGCGTGGCACGGTTCGGCATGGCATGGCCCGGAGGGGCGAGGCCGGGCAGGGCAAGGCGAGGCTAGCAATTCTGGAGGAATACAAAATGGCTGAAGTCAAAATCACGAAACCGACAGACATCATCAAGAGAGAGGTCACACTGTGCGGGACAAAAGCGATCATGTTCGACCGCTATCCGGGCGAGAACAAAACCAAGCTGGAGCCGGGGCAGAAGCTTTACCTACAGCCAGGGCCAACGCCGCAGGTTATTGGATTGCCGGCGGCGAATATTATGTCGTTTCTCACTGCCCACAACACCAACAGCGCGCCGAAGCGGCTGAGGGACAAGAGGCAGTATAAGGACATCGCCAACGCCGCGTTGTCTTTCTGTGACATTGACGAGGACTTCATTCCGCTGCTGCGTGACGGAAAGCCCATCAAGTTCGGCGGGTTCAAGGACGATAAGGACGAGTTGAGCGGCGCCTATGTTAACTACGCGGTTGCGAGGTTGGATAAGGGCATCCCCAACCCGAAGGTGCGGCCCGTCGTGCCGGCGCCGTGGGAATTGACGTTCAACCTCAACATCTATCCTAATCGCGAAATCAAGGAGCAAGAGATTATCAATCTTTTGGAGGAGGGCGGGCGCGCGATTGGGCTGGGCACTTGGCGCGGGGTGTATGGCAAGTTTTATATTAAGAACTGGGAATGAGTTTTTTTGCGTGGCCGGGCGTGGCAGGGCAGGGCAGGGCGCGGCGAGGCACGGCGTGGCTAGGCAGGGCGTGGCAAGGCAAGGCAAGGCTAGCAACTTCAATAAGGAGACTAGAAATGGCTATTCGTAGAATTATGAGCGGAATCCCGGTGCCGGATGTTTTGGGGCCCGGTGGCCACAACAATCGCAACATCGCCACCAGAATGAAGGTCGGGGATTGTATGTTGGATTTTACCCCAAGCTCCGCCCATAGCGCCGCGAAAGCATGGTCTAAAACCTATCCCGACAAGCAATTCGTGGCTCGCAAACTCCCCGACAACGTGTGTCCCGATCTGGCTGACCGCTATGGAATTTGGAGGTTGAAGTGATCAAAATTCACGATGTTGCGCAAGGCTCCGAGGAATGGATTGCCGCCAGGTGCGGCTTGCTGACCGCAAGCGAGATGAGCCGGATTATTACCCCGACAACGCTCAAGCCGGCAGCAAACGACAAGGCCACGGCGCATCTGTATGAGCTTCTGGCGCAGCGGATCACGCGGTATGTGGAGCCGACGTTCATCAGCGACGACATGATGCGCGGCAACCTCGATGAAGTGGACGCCCGCGCGCTTTACGCCAAGCACTATGCCCCGGTTCAGGAAGTGGGGTTCGTCACGAATGACAAATGGGGCTTCACCATAGGCTATTCCCCCGATGGCTTTGTCGGAGATGACGGCCTGATTGAGTGCAAAAGCCGCCGCCAAAAATTTCAGGTTGAAATTATCGTCAACCATAAAACCGACCCGGCGCACATGATCCAGATCCAAACTGCTTTGCTTGTGACGGGACGGGAGTGGCTGGATTACGTGTCGTATTCCGGGGGGTTGCCGTTGTTCGTTTTGCGCGCATACCCCGACAATAAGATTATGGAGGCGATATTGGCCGCTGCAGAACACTTTGAAACCGCACTTACCAACAGAGCGGACGATTACAAATGCGCTTTGGCGCATTTTGCCAAAATGATCCCGACCGAACGCCGCGTTGAACAGGAGATGTTCATATGAACGATATGGCTCCCACCATCACGCCTAAATCCGACCAGATGAACGCGGATGACCTTCTGGCCGGCCCTCAAACCATAAATATCCGCGACGTGAAAATCGCGCCAGGAACCGAACAGCCCGTTGCCGTATTCTTTGAGGGCGACGACGGCAAACCATACCTCCCATGTAAGTCTATGCGCCGCGTCATGGTGGCGGTATGGGGGCCTGATGCGTCTGCCTATGTGGGCAGGGCTATGACGCTATACCGCGACCCCAAGGTTACATGGGGAGGCATGGAGGTTGGCGGTATCCGTATCAGCCACATGAGCCACATCGAGGCCGATACTATCGTGGTTCTGACCGCGACGAAAAAGGCAAGGAAGCCATTCACCGTCAAGCCGCTAATTCTGCGGGCTAAATCTGCGCCCGCAGTTTCGCAGAATTCGCCGCAGAATTCAGAAAAGACCCCAGAACAGCGCGCGCGGGAATGGACGGATGCCACGCTGATCAACATCGCATCCGCCGACGAGGACGCGCTGCACGCGATGGCCGGAGATGCCGAGTTTTCCAAGCGGCGGGATTGGCTGTCCAAGAATTACCCTACGCTGGACGCTGAAATCGCAGACGCGATGAAGGCGCGGCTGGCAGAGGTTTCTGACTTTCCGGGAGATCGGGGATGAAGTCCTGTAAAACGTGCGCCCATTGGTCGCCGGACCTACCGGAAAGAATTAACCCGGAAGATTTGTTTGATGGGGAATGTAGGCGATACCCTCCTCACCATAAGCGCGGCGACTTCGTCAAAACGTGGGGCCATATGTGGTGCGGCGAGTGGAAAAAGGTGCTTGTGAGATGAAAACGGATGAAGAGATCGGGCGGGCTTTCGTGGAGGCGTTTTATGGGCGCGAAAATATGGCGCTATGGAGCGATCAATCGTTCACCACGACCGGCGCAACCGTGCGCGCGGCCGTTGGCGAGCGGCCCAAAATGATGATCGAAGGGATGTCGGCGCATGATATTTGCCTAGAAATGCGATTGGAGAAGGCTGAGCACGACCGAGAAACCATGTCCACGCGATTTGCCCGTGTTGCCTACCGCCTCGCCAACACGCCAGTCGAGCAGGCCCCTGACCCCGATGCGTTGGCGAAGGAAGCGGTGGATGCTTTTCGTAATTCGGGCGCGCATGATTATCCGAATTGGTCCGCGATGGAAGAAGGCGAGCGGGACGGATGGCGCGCCGTCGCTAAGATGATGGAGGAACGGAAATGACCGACAAGGAATTGATCGCGGAGGCATTGGATAAATCGAATAGCATTCAAGGATTAAAAGGATATTATCGTGCTCCTGGGGTATCAGACCATCAAGCAAAAGTAATTGGGGATCTACTTGGAAAGCTCGCCGCCGCACTCGAAGCCCACCAATGGCGCCCGATTGATACGGCGCCGAGGGATGGAAAAGTTATTCTCGGATTCCCAAAGATATATGCTGTTGTAGGTTATACGGACTGGGCCGGTGAGTGGGTAGAAGACGACGCAAGCGATTGGTGGTGCGCTTCATTACTCGTCCCTCAACCCACCCACTGGATGCCCCTGCCGAACCCACCGGAGGTTGAGAAATGAAAAACCCCGCCACCCGTGAGGATGGCGGGGCTTAGCGCAGGCCGGGCTTGATACCGGCTATTATGGGCATTACCCCACGGGTGTCGTTTCCAATCCGGTCTCAGCCCGAGACGGATAACCCATTCTCAGCCTCCGCGACCTCCCCAGGTTTTTCAGAGATGCACACAGTAGGGCCACCGTTGTGCAACAGCCTGGATCATAGGCGGTGGGGTTACTTCTCGTGTCCTTCCACGTCGCTGCACTAACCGGGAACTTCAAGCTATCTCCGCCTACCCGGCGCTAGCGGATTGCCTCAGAATTGCGGCCCGCTCGGCGCACCCTCGATGGCGCACGTGGTCGGGTTGCGATACTGCCCAGGCAGCAACGCGCCGGCCACGACGAAGGACTTGGGCAGCACGACACCGCCATCCTTGATCGACGTGCCAACGCAGCGGAACCCGGCCATGATGCGGTCACCCAGCGGCCCGGAATACGTGCTCGCGGGCATCTGCGCGGCGGCGGGAAGAGAGATTGCCACCAGAGCGGCGGCGAGGAACAGTTTACGCATGGTCAAAACCTCCATGTATCATCGAGATATTCAGCGTGCGCCCAGGCTAGATAGGCCAGCCCGCCGACACCTAGGCCGATCAGAAGAAAGCCCAACACCATCATCATCGCTTGAACCTCTCCAACCACCGGGCGAAAGATACCAGCGCCACCGCGCCGGCACCGACTGCGAATCCGACCGCGAACCCGAACCACCACATCACGCGGGGTCCAATTCAGTGTTGCGCGCCTCGGCGGCATACGCGGCCAGCTTATCCAACTGAACCTGCACCAGTGCGCGCAGCCGCATTTCCGCGTCCGCGTCCACCTTGCCGGTGCGCTCGGCTTCCTCGACGATCCCGCTAGCCGTCCGCAATAAATCCGCCACGGCGCCGCCTGCCGCGATCACCTTGGGCGCCAGCTCGGCGATCAAGGTGATTATTGATAGGATGCTCATGGCGTCGTATCCGGTGCGGCAGGAATTGGAATACCATTTGGCGATAAATCTACTTCGGAAGCCGGCACGTCATTACCACCATACATCGGCCGTCCATACCATTTTTCCCGCATCTGAACTGCGTCGTTCCACGCCCTCAAACACAACAGCAAAAACTCTGCCAGAATAAAGTCCGGCGTATCGGAACCGTTCTCTGCGCTGTGATGGTTCAAAACACGCTTCATCTCATCAACTAAACTCATGGCGTTTCCCCTTTGGCCTGCCCGACAAATCGCCGGAAGTCCGCCAGCCGCTTGACCGCCTCGCCAATCGCGGCCCATTGCTGGTCGCGAAGTGTTGTCGCCTTAAGAACCGCGTCCGTCTGATCCAGCACCGCCGCCGTCGCTTTGGCGGACTGGTCGCCCTCGATCACGATATGCCGATCCGCGCACAACGGCGCCGGCCTGGCGTTGGGCTGGTCACAGAAGGGCCGCTGAGCGGCATACACGTTGAACGCTGCCACTGAGCTACCAAACCCCGCCCATACGTCCACCATCGCCTGTGCCGGCGTCTGCGGCGGCTGCGTGGCGCATCCTGCGACGAGTAGCGCGCCGGCAAGATATACGGCCTTCATACTTCACGTTCCCGCATGATCACCGCCAGCACCCCTCCAACGGCAACGCCGGCATCCGTGATGCCCATAGCCAAAGCGTCCGGGAACGCCTTGCCCAAAAGCAGGGACAGAATGGCGAGCAACCCCGCCCAAGTGCTGCGCTCACGCAGTCGGCTCGATACCCAGACCATTTTCCACCCTCACAATCTCAAGGTCCATTCCCGCCCGTCTCGGCTGCCCGCGATACGTGTAGCCCTCGCGCTCAAGCCAAGCCTTCACGTCGTCAACGGTCCGCGCCTGGCTTTCGCGCAACAACTTGTCGCGCCAGACGGCGCAGAACATCACGGCAACTCCAGCGGCTTCAACGTCAATTCCCATCGGCGCCCGC